CCTATAGACTTGATAGATATAATCACAGTGACTATAGCGAGTCTGATTTACCTCCACCTATTCCGCGCGTGTCACCGAATCCAAACCCACGTCGAAACGCAAAAATGGCGGATCAGCGCAGTAAAGCTGAATCCAACGAAGCCAGTGACATATATCTTAAAGATGTTAAAGATCAGCGCGCGCGCGATATGACATTTACAAACGCGCTAAAAAGAAGTTACGGAAGCATGAAGGATTATTTCGACTACAAAGCGGAACCCGGAAAGGCAGCCAAGAACGCAAAGTTGAAAGAGAAATGGGGGAGAGAGGATGATATTCGAGAAAACAGAATTAAAGAAGATAGGGCGTTCAAGGAAATGATGCGGATGCGACACATAGAGAGTAAAAAAAAGGATTAATAAATGAAAGAGCTTTTAAAAAAAATGCGAGACAATGAATACACCGAAAGTCCTTCTGAAAAAAAAGAAAGATTAAAAGAAGGATCAGAAGAAAGATTGTATATTGGAAGACCTTCTCAAACAGATGAGATAGTTAAATTAAATTCCCCCTTTTTTGAAATTGCCAAAAGAGGCAAGGAAAGCTACGAATACAACAAAAAGCCTGTAAAAGATTTTCGTCGTAAAGAATTAAATGAGCTATATAGTGACCCCGTCAAGCGTGAGGATGCAGGAGCAAGGGTAAGAGAGATTGACAAGCGCGAAAGACTTGATCCACAGGGCGCAGCAGACCGCAGAAGGATGATAAAAAGCCTGATGAGACAAGATAAACTCAATAAAGCTTGGAAAGCTAATAAGAATTGGGTTTAGGTATTGCAATCATCTAAAAATTAGATAATCATTTATGTATAAGCCAAACAGAAAATTTTAAAATCGGGTAAATCATGGCAGGCAAGGTAAGGAAAAAAAAAGGCATCGGCTCTGACGGTCTTCTCAATGATAATCAGTTGGCTTTTTGCCAATATTACATACAAGACTTTAATGCAACGCAAGCCGCAATTAAGGCCGGCTACTCTGCAAAAACAGCAAAATCAATAGCTTCCACTCTGTTGACCAAAATAAACATACAAGCGCAGGTTAACAAGTTTGTGAATGAGCGTAAAGTTCGCACTCAAATTGACTCTGATACTGTTCTTCTGGAGCTTCTGAAGATCGCTAAAAGTGATATCCGGCGAGTTTTGGATGACAATTGTGGGATTAAAAAAATTAGTGATATCGACGATGATACTGCGGCTTGTATTTCTTCCATTGAGGTGGACGAGATACAGGATTTTGATCGCGGCGACAAGGTCTTTATAGGCTTTTCAAAGAAAGTGAAGCTGTGGGATAAGATGAAAGCTTTAGACTTGCTTGGTAAGCATTTACGGCTCTTTGGAGACAAGGTGGAAGTTACCCACGATTATTCTAAGCTTACTAATAACGAGCTTGACGCTAGGATTCGAGAGCTTGAAGAAAGCGAATCCAAGAAGAATTTCAAATGATACGAAAACCAGACTGCAAAGAAGACTATGATTTTATAGTTAGCTATTGGCTTAACTCTTATTTTGCTAATTCTGCCATGGCAAATCAAGTGCCCGCTTTTATTTATAAGAAAGAACACTCGGCTTTGATTAACGTGGCGGTCAATACCAAGCTTTGCCTGCTCTACTGTGACCCTTTAGATCGAGATCACATCTTAGGCTTTATTTGCGGCGAGGGCGGCGGCATCCTTCATTATATCTATGTAAAAAAATCCATGCGTGACGGTCGCATCGGCAAGCAGCTATTTAAGTCTTTGTATGAGATAAGCCCGCTGGAACTAACTATCACGCACCAAGGGTCGATCAAAGTTTTCAAAGGAAAAATTCACTTTAACCCATATATTTTTTGGCAGATTAAAACTTAATATCTATTAATTAGATAGATCGGGTAGTCATTCATATAATAAATATATTTTACTAAATCTATCGGCAAATGTAGTTTAACTGCAAGGAGACTTTATGGAAAATATAGAAGATAAATTTATTAAGTTTTTAGAAGAGAAGGGGGCTTTGGAAGAATATAAAGCTAACCTTGAAGCTGCTGAAGGCTTCGACAATTCAAAAGAATGGCTCGAATCGGTTAATCCCAGCGATTACATTGATTCAGCTTTTTCTTGGGGCCATGTGAGCGAGGGAGAAAGATGGATCGCGCTTCACCATGAATGGCTTAATTTTATTAAAAAGGATGGTGCAGAATGAAAGACAAGTTTATCAATTTTTTGAAAGAGAAAAAAGTCTTTGAGGAATTTATAGCTAGATTTAATTCACAAGGAGGCGGTGACTTTGATGCTTGGCTTGAAGCAGCTAAGTTCGAGGATTATGCTGACTCCGCTTTTTTTTGGGGTCCAGATGGTGGTCATAGGAAATGGCAAGGAATTGCCCTTGGCTGGAGTGAGTATATTAAATTGGATGGTGTAGAATGAAAGATACATTAACTTCAATCGCCCTGTTCGGGATTTTTCTCCTCTGGGCGTATGTTATTTTTTCACTACTGAAGTGGCTTTTTATTAAATTGATGGGGGAGAGATTGTGAGCAAATATAAATTAGAAGATTTGAAAGTTGGTGCGGTTTTTAAAGAGAGTGGCGGATCGGGAACAATTATAAGAACAATTATTGCCGTGGGCGAGACAAATGTTTTTTACTCCTATCCCACTGCATCTAACCGCGCTGAAGGTGCTTGCTCTATTGGTGGGTTTTTGAATGGCAATAGGGGCGAATTAGTCAAACCAACAACAAAAGTTGCTTATATTGAGTATTGCAGGCAAGACCTAATGTCAAAGCACTATTGCCCAAAAGAGGTATGGGACATGGGGGGTAAAAATGATAGCAATTTGAAATTTATGAAGGAATTTGAAATGGAATTCAACGCAGACGGATTTCCAATCGAGGAGGCTTTATGACTAAATACAAATTATCAGATTTAAAAGTGGGCGCGGTTTTCAAGAGCAACTGTACAACGAGAACAATTCTCATGGTGGGCAAGAAAGAGGTTTTTTATTATTATGTTAATGATAGTGGAACTTACTGGGAAAGCTCCGCTGCTTTCGATAGCTTCCTTGGTGGACATTGCGGCGATTTAGTTAGACCAACTAAAAAAATTGCCTACGTTGAGTATTGGAATTGCCAAGATCTCTCGGTAAAACGCCATTGCCCAAAAGAGGTTTGGAACCGTGGATCAAACGCCAATAGCGCTCTTAAATTTATTCGGGAATTCGAAATTGAAGTTGGCGAGGATGGATTCCCAGTCGAGGAGACTTTATGAAAGATGTTAGCGATGCTTATAAAATGGCAGATGATTACGTAAAACAGGTTTATCCATGGCTAAAAGAGTCCAGTAATCAGTTTAAAGAAAGTCAGCAACATTTTCTAATGGGAATATGGGCGGCATTACAGCTTTTAAAAAATGATAAATTCACTAAAAAAATGACGATTAAGCTTGACTCTGAACTTAGAGAGTATCAAAAAGCGAGACTAGAATCATTAAAAAGTGGGGGTGTATGATATTATCACAAAAACAGATTGAAGAACTGAAAAAAGCAGCAGTGCCTCTAATGAAATTTTTATCGACACTTCATCCCCATGTGCAGGCAGTAGTTGAGGGCAATCGAGTAGAGCTTTTCGAATCTTCTGCGGTATTTACAAGCAACGAATTTCTAAAGGATTAAAAAATGAGCAAATATAACTTAGAAGATTTAAAAGTGGGCGCGGTTTTTAAAAATAGTTGCACGACGAGCACAATTATCGCAGTAGGCAAGACGGACGTTTTTTATTCCTATCAATCCCCGCTTGGGGATAAGGAAAATAGTGTCCAATTTCATTACTTTTTGAATGGCTCATATGGCGATTTAGTTAGACCAACAACAAAAGTTACCTACGTTGAGTATTGGAATTGCCTCGACCTCTCGTCAAAGAAGATTTGCTCAAAAGAAATATGGCTTAACAGGGCAAGCCCTAAAACTAATAAATTTATCCGAGAATTCGAAATTGAGCTTGGCGAAGACGGCTTCCCGATTGAAGGTGGCATATGAGTGAGCTTGAGTTAACTAAATTAGTAATGCAGGAAAATGAAGACCTAAGAGAGAGAATCGAGCAATTGAAAACTGAGAATGATAAACTTAATCTTATAATCATTCGCGGCGATAACATAAGAAATAATTACGAGAGCAACGAATATCAAGAAGCTGTTCACTATAATTGGCTTGATGACCATAATAATAAACTAGAAGTTGAGAATGAGGATTTAAAAGTCAAACTCAATGTAGTTAAAAAAGACTACTGGTTTATGATAAATTTGCTTGAGAGATACACTACAAACATAAATGAGTCGGTAGCCGATTGTCTTGAGAGAATGAAGCTTAGAAAGCCGATGTTTGAAATAAAAAAGGAGGGCGTATGAGTGAGTTTAAAAAAGCAGAAGAAATTGTCGAGGGTGTTGATCTTAACCGTGACCTGCTTCAAATATTTGGTTATTTAGTAGCATTAGGTTGGCAGGAAAAAGTATTTCCAACTGAGCATCTAATTGAAATTCACCAGAGGTTTATGGATTTATATAGGAATCAGTCGGTCGGTAGAATCGAACAACTAGAAGCCGAAAACAAGCTTTTGGTTGAAGTTAAAAATCAGGGGGTACTAAATGAGCAAATATAACTTAGAAGATTTGAAAGTTGGCGCGGTTTTTAAAAATGGTAGTAATATAAGAACAATTGTCACAGCAGGCAAGACACATGTTTTTTATTCTTTTATTGATGATGGAATTTACAAGGAATACGCCGCTACTATTAAACTATTCCTTGACGGATGGTATGGCGATTTGGTTAGACCAACTACGAAAGTTGCCTGCGTCGAGTACCAAAGCAAGCACGACCTTATATCAGGTCACTATTGCTCAAAAGAGACTTGGAACCGTGGAATGCACGATAATACGAATCTTAAATTTATTCGAGAATTTGAAATGGAACTCGGTGAAGATGGCTTTCTGATTGAAGGGGGCGTATGAATAAATATAAATTAGAAGACTTGAAAGTTGGCGCGGTTTTCAAGAGCAACTGCACGACGAGAACAATTCTCATGGTAGGGAAGAGAAGTGTTTTTTATTCTTTTATTGACAGTGGAATTTACGG